AAGATTACCAGCTAAATTACTAACTGCTCCACCAGCAGCATTCGCAGAAGCCGCTTGAGCATTACCGGCACCAATTTGGGCACTAGCAGCAGTATTAGCAGCAGCCGTTCCAGCCGTGCCAGTTTGAGCAGATGCATTTTCACCAGTGTCAACTAAGCCCTTTAAACGATTATAAGCATTAGTTTGATTAGTAACTTGATTATTAAAATTCTGTTGCCACTGTTGAGCGTTTAAACCACTTTCAAAAGCCGCTGATCCTTTTAAAGCTGCTCCTGATGTTCCCAATCCTCTAGCTGCTGAAGAATTGGTGACTGCTCTTTCGCCCTGTGTCTGCAAGAACTTATACATATCACTGTTAGTAAAATCTTGCGGATTAACACTGATAGGCGTTGTCAGATCAGACAACTTAGCACTTAATTGTGTTCCTGCATCCGTTCCAATTTGTCTAAATGGAGCAAGATCACTTCTAGTAGTATTATACATTCCTAATGATGTATTAGCTGCTATTTGTGCTGCCTGTGTTTGAGCATCAGCAGCTTTGCTAGCTCCAAAAATAGTCGCACCAGCGCCTAAAACGCCAGCACCTATAACAGCCGTAGCAACCCAAGCATTACACAGGCAAGGGTCTATAAAGCCATCATCAAATCCAAAAATATCATTTTTAAAATTCATAATTTAAATTCCAATTGATTAGCGTTGCAAAACTCTAACCATTCTTGTTCACTTTTGGCTATAAAAGTCTTTTCAATAGTATCAATATCTGTTTCATCAGTACCATGTATAGTTGTCCATATGCAGTCTGTGATAGTATAGGCAATTCGTTTTGTTCCTTCAGAAGAAACAATAGTAAATGGTGCTTCTACTTCTTTAATGCCGTCTTCTGTTAATACTTGCATACAGCCTTTGGATAAAATGTTTAAATTTTTAAACTTATGGATTTCACCTGTTAAAATAATTCCTGCTGGGATATGAAGCTCTCTAGCATAAACACCTTTAGAAAAATAATGTACTACTTTTAATGCAACTTGTGGCTGCTGTTTTAAAAAAGCTTCAGCCGCAAATACTTTATCTCTTGTCGATAGTATGCCCACAACTTCATTCATTTTAAGCACCCAAGAATTGAACTGTAGCCGGTCCTGTCCATTCTACAGTATCGCCAATGCCAACTGGTACAATTCTTTGACCTGTTAAATTTATAACATCAGTACCTCTTGTTAACGAAACAGTCGTAGCTCCTGTCAAAATTACGTTTCCTTTAGCATTTGGCGTATAAGGACTAACTGTTACATCTACTACAGCGGGAGCGGTTTGCGTGAACTGCTGAAAAAAACTGTTCCAAGGCGGAATAATTTTACCAAGTTTGTTAACCAATGGAGAATTTAAATTAAAGACTGGATTGGTCAAAACGGTCCCCTGAAAGGTTTAAAAGCTTCTACATCGGCTCTACGTTCGTCTAGAGTTTCATCGCTAGTTTCTATGCGTAATGTACCAGTAGTTTGAGCTTTCTTCATATCATCGGACAGACTTGATATATTCCCTAACTGTTCTTTCGGGTCAATAGATACGCCGTCAATAATAAGTGGCTTATCTGTCATATTTGTTATTACAAACATTTTAAGTTCTCGCTTTCTTGCGCTCTATAAAGCCGCCATTTAAAGCAGTCTTATTTGGAGTTGACCAACTCAATTTAAAAATTCTATCCCTAGCTTGGCCTAATCTATTCCAAGAAATAGTAGCTAGATAATCACCCATTTTACCCATTGTCTGCATCACAGGATTGCCATAAGTTACACCTTTATCATCCGACCAACTAAGACTAACAGCAGGATCAGTATCATCAGTGATCGTTCCTACTTGCATATCTGCATCAAAGCTTAACGTAGATACTCTATCGTTATTGTTGGTAAGATGTGGAAACGTCCTAGCTCTAACAATTGGTCCTGTTGGCATAGCAATTGTATAATCAGTGAACGTATTTATATCTAACTTTAAAAGCTGCCCTTTTTCCCAATCGCCAATTAAATTAAAGCCATAAGCAAACATACAGCAATTAGCTCTAGGTCTATTTAAATTACCGTCTTCATCACACCAATTCCATTCATTCCATTGTTTAGTAGTCAAATCATATAACCAACCTTTGTTAGCAATAGGAAATACTAAACAATAGTAAGCATGATCCTCAATTTGAAAACAAAACCCGATAGCATCTGTAAGCGTGGCATAATTTTTAAATTCAGATACAATACGCGGTGTAGAAATTTCAGTTAGATCGTAACCTTGACCTTGGACAACTGTACCATTTCCCTGTTGATCCTGCATAATAAAAAAAACTAAAACATCCATATTAGCTATCGAATATTGAGCAGCACAACCATGATTAATATAAGCTCCCTGCTGCTCTTGAAAGAAAAAATCAGCCGCGCCAGTACCAATCCAGATTTCAGTAGTTAAAGCTCCTATTAGCCAAAGTTCACGATGAACAGATGCCAAGCCTACAATTGGATCATTAAAACCTGATTTGGCCGCGATGTCCAATGGATCAAATGCGCTTGCCATCGTCGCAACTGTCCAAGTAAATCCCGCTCCTGTCCCTCCAATTGACGCTGCATTAGCAGAAAGAACATCACCAGCAATATATCCTTGCCCCGGATTTTCTAATGTAACAACAGTTACAACATTACCAACAACCGTAATATCTGCTGTTGCTCCTGTACCCGTTCCACCAGTCAAAGCTACATTATTATAAACACCATCTGTATAAGCCGCTCCTGCTGCACTTATAGCGCCAGAGCTAATTGCACTGTTAGTAAGCATTCCATAATTAGCATTAGAAGCAGATATAAAAAACTGGTTTGTTAACGGTCTATTGAAAATAAAAAACGTATCTAATAAAACAACATAATCAGCACCATAAAAATTAGGATCAGTAATAGCCGCCATTTTATTGTTAGTTAGGTCTATTACATAACCATTTATGCCATCAACTAAAACAGCAACCAAACCATTATCAGTAAAATAAACTTGGCTTTGTCTATCTGCAATTACTCCTATCAGTGTTAAACTATGATCAGCCGCCAAAAAATAAACATTTTGACCGACTACATAATAAGCTGTTCCTAAACTTGTTCTATAAGTAGCTCTAGCTTTTTTAGCAAAATTAGGATCAGCAAATAAAACTGTACCAGCCGTAGGATAGTAAGTTGTCTTAGACGGGGCTTGCGGATCAAGCGAAGCGTTTATTTCAGCGTATAGATTGACGCATTCTTGACCTGAAGCGATTACACTTCTACCGGCATAAGGAGTACTTATTAATTCAACTCTAGGCATTCATCACCTAGCATCAGCATTAAAGATATAGAAACCGCCATTATTATTACTAAATCTCAACGAACTTGGCATTTCCAATGTGGGTACTTGTGTATTAGCATTCTTGATTGTATTTAAAGCTATGATAGCTAGCTTTCCTTGCACCTGATTAGGCGGATATTGGTACATGCTAGTAAGTCTAACACATAGATTATAATGAATAGCTTCCTCATATTCAGCAGGCATATTAAAGTCAGCATCTAAATTATCTGTAACTTCTGTTACATTATAAATAAATCCAGCGCCAGCCGCTCCCATCAACGTTGTATCCAAAGTAAGGCTATCGTTAATTTTATAGCCTTCCCCCGGATCATGAATAACTATATTAGTTACTATCCCAAATGCGACCGTAACATCAGCCGTACCACCAGAACCAAAACCACTTAAATTTATAAATGGAATATCTAAATAGTTACCATCTACATAGCCTACACCACCAGCTTTAATCTCGCCAGCCTCTAACTCAATCGTAAAGCCAATAGGACCTTTAACAATTAGATGAATTTCGAAATCTGATGTAGGAATAGGCCAAATGAAAACGTTTCCATTTGGAAAAGCAGCATCATAAAAGAAATATTGCGGCCAGCTATTCAATTCTTTTAAAGCTATACGAGCATAATTCTCATAGCTCCAAATAGGAATAAGCGGATAGCTAACCTGATTACTTCCTCCACCAGCACCATTTAATTGCTTAAAATAAGCAGCCTGTATCTTATCTGGTCTAAGTGAATTGTAATATTGACCGGGACCGATTAAATTAGATTTAGCACTATTTCCAATAGCAGAAACATCGATAAGATTTGGCACAAGCCATCGGCGTTTCTGCCATTGTGAAAGCATTCTATTCAACAGCACAAAGGCATCATTTAAATCTTCAGGCAACGGCGTTTGACCGACGCCTA